AGATGATGTGTTTCACACTGAAGAAATGCAGATAATAGATACGATCAAGTTAGAAATCCTAATGAATAGGATTCTAAGGTCTCAACATGAAAATCAGGAAGAAATATTACTTAACGAGCGTCTTGTTCAGAATGAAAAGGCGCGAGACAAAGATCAACGAGATATAGACTATATAATGAATTTGGAACGCCAGATAGCTATTCTCAGGGCCTCACAGGAGACCCTTAGTAAAGACTACAAAGATCTTCAGTCTCGAAAAGCGACGATGTTAAAAGACCTCAAAGGCACAAGAGAGCAGCGTATCAAGGCCATTGAGGACTCAAAACAGACGTTTGCATCATTGGTGAAGCAAATCGCGACCAGTTCAGAGTTTAGGTCGAAAATAGGTATAGAAATGGAAAAGATGCGGCTGGCAACTGAAAGAGAGAAAGAACGGCTTTCAGAATATACTCAATATGAAGACGGTAATATCGACCAGCCATTTCTTACGCCCGAAACACTAATAGACAAGGACCAATAATGAAGGCTGTTATTTTTGGTATTACAGGACAAGATGGTAGCTACCTAGCAGAACTCTTACTAAGTAAGGGATATGAAGTCGTTGGAGTCACCAGAAGATCAAGCACCCCAAACACAAGTAATATCAACCATATCTTGCAAAATATCGTACTCGTAGAGGGCGATGTTACTGACGGATTTAATGTCAGCAAGATCTTAGAAGAACATAAACCTAACGAAATATACAACTTGGCTGCACAATCCCACGTCGGAACCAGCTTCAAGCAGCCGAATTTAACATGGGACATTACTGCTGGCGGCGTTTTGAATATCTTGGAGGCTATTAGATATTCTGACAGAAAAGACCAAATACGGTTTTATCAAGCCAGTAGCAGTGAGATGTTTGGTAAGAATTCCTCGATTACCAAAGGAAGATATGGGGACATCAAGTTCCAAGACGAGGACACTCCTTTCGTGCCACAGAGTCCTTATGCTATCGCAAAGTTAGCAGCGCACCACTTAGTGCGAAATTACAGAGAAGGGTATGGCATACACGGCAGTTGTGGCATTTTATTTAATCATGAAAGCGAAAGGCGTGGAGAAAAGTTTGTAACCAGAAAGATTACCAAGTGGATTGGGGAATTTGAAAACTGGCGCGGCGACGAGATCGTTTTTGCAGACGAAGAACTCTATATATATAACCAAGACACTGATGAAAAAATTTCATTTCCAAAGTTAAGGCTTGGCAATTTAGATGCAAAAAGAGACTGGGGACATGCGGAGGATTATGTAAACGCCATGTGGCTCATGCTACAGCAGGAAAATCCAGACGATTACGTTATCGGTACGGGCGAAACGCATAGTGTCCGAGAGTTTTTAGATGCTGCGTTTCGCAGGATTGGTATTGATGGCTGGAATAATTACGTTGTTGTGGACCCGGAGTTTTACCGTCCTGCGGAGGTAGACTACCTTCTTGGAATACCAAAGAAGGCTGAAGATGTGTTGGGCTGGCAGAGAAATGTTAGTTTTAGTAAGTTAGCAGAAAGAATGGTGGATAGCGATGTCGAAAAGGCGAGATTACGGAGACCCGGTTTATAAACAGTTTCGTCTTGATGTACTAAAACGAGACAATTATACCTGTCAAATGTGTAATAAGAAGGGGAGAAATGCTTATCTGAATGTTCATCATATAATAAAGTGGAGTTCAGCTAGCTCTCTGCGTCACGATGCGGATAACGGGATTAGCCTCTGTAGGGGGTGTCATAAGTCCGTAACCGGCAAAGAGTCGCATTATGTTTCATATTTTAACGAGATAGTCAGGAGAAATAAAAATGAGTGATTATATTCATAATTCCAGCAGATCTTATAAGAGTGGCAGTTTGTACACGAGAAAAGATATTAAGAAAGAAGAAATCAAATCTGAAAATGTATCCGAGGATTCCCAAGAAGACCCCACAAGAGAAGTACAAAACGACGAAAATCTTCGTGCGGACACTAAAAATCCTAAAAGCTTCTGGGGCGGTACTTCTAATAGTCTTAAAGAAGGGCCTACTCCAGAAGAAATTCTAGCAGCACAGGAACAAGAGATCAGAGAGATATGCGATAGAGCCAAAACCGAGTCTTGTATCAAGTGCCGCATAGCCATTTGGCCGCAAGTCAGAGAGGTCTTGATTTCTCTTGGGTACACTGCTTCGTATTCCAATAATGCGGTGAATATACATGGCTAAAAGTATACCGAAATACACCGTTATAAAAGACACAAGGGAGCAGGATGGCTGGTTCTTTAGTTCTTATGATAGGTGTCAAGGTATGGAAATTGGAACGCTTCACACGGGAGACTATACTCTAAAGGGATATGAAGATGTTGTTTGTATAGAGAGAAAAGCATCTGTCTCCGAAATAGGCATGAATTTAGGAAGGAAAAAAGAGGCGTTTTTTAATGAAATGGAGCGCATGAAAGATTTTCATTTTCGCTACTTGCTGCTTGAGTTTTCTGCTTCGGATGTGATAAACTACCCAATGAGTTTGCTTGACGAAGAAGATAAGCGCAAATATGAACTTTACAAGAGCGGCCAGATTAAAAAACCAACAGGAAAGAGATTTGATATTGTTGACCAGACAAAACTTAGCGGTAAATACCTTATAAAGTCTCTAATGGAAATATCTATAAGGCGAGATATAAATGTTATTTTTTGCGATAATAAGTATAATGCTTTTATAATTTGCAACAGCGTCTTCAAGAGACTAAATGAACTTTTTAATGGAAAAGACAATGACGCTCAATAGAGATATGGTTGGCGAAATTCATGGATATGGGATAGACGTAAAAAATAGGGAAATATATATAAATGAGTTCGATGATTCGGGTGAATCTGCTGGCGTGGATCATCGTATGTTGCAGAATTTTATAAAAAATATAAACATTTTAAAAAACATCAGCAAAGATCCAATTACTATTCATATGCAAACGGTTGGAGGCTGCTGGTATGCCGGGATGGGTATCTACGACGCGATCAGGAACTGTAAGTGTAAAACCGTTTTTGTTGGCTATGGGCAGTTATGCTCTATGGGTACTGTTATTATACAGTCGGCAGCAAAAAGGCTGATGACTGAAAATTCTATATTTATGTGTCATTTTGGAAGCACTGATTTGTCTGGTGACTATTTAAGCTCACAAAATTATGCAGCGGTAGACAAAAGGAATTGCGAAACCATGCTATCAATTTATGCAGACAGATGTCATTCTACTGGCGAGTTCTTTAAGAGTTCAGAATACTCGTTATCAAAAACAAAATCATACATAAAAAGGAAACTACATAACGGAGATTGGTATATGGACTGCGAAGAGGCTATATACTATGGCTTTGTGGACGGAATATATAAATGAAAGATCATTCAAAACAACTAGAAGACGCTTGGCTTGGTATTGACGTAGATGAGTCAACCTTGTTTAATCCTATGGATTTTGTCATGCAGGACTCTGACAACGAAAAACTATTAGAAAGAATAGCTTGGTTAATGATGCGTCCAGAGTATTTTTCATTTGCATGTAAATATATATTAAATATTGAACTATCTCCTTTCCAATCATTACTACTTTATGAAATGTGGAACAGGAAGTTCCCAATGCTTATCGGCAGTCGTGGTATGGGTAAATCTTTTATCCTTTCTGTTTACCCATTACTACGCGCCCTATTTATGCCAAGAAGAAAAATCATTGTTGTTGGTGCTGCATTTAGACAGTCTAAAGTTCTTTTTGAATATATGGACACCATCTGGAAGAACGCGCCCATATTGAGGGATTTGTGTTCAAGCAATAGTGGACCTAGAAGAGATGTGGATAGGTGTGTTATGCACATCGGCCAAAGTACTATTACTTGTCTCCCGCTCGGTGACGGTAGCAAGATCAGAGGTCAGCGTGCTAATGATATCATTGCTGATGAATTTGCCTCTATTCCTAGAGATATTTTTGAAAACGTTGTTGCTGGTTTTGCTGCTGTTGCCGCTTCTCCAATAGAAAAGGTTAAACAAAAGGCTAGAGAAAAGAAGGCTAAAGAACTTGGGATACCGATTAGCGCTCCAGAAGACAAAGACACGGGCGCTTCTAAATCGAACCAAATTATTTTATCTGGAACGGCATATTATGATTTTAATCATTTTGCTGAGTATTGGAAGAGATATCATGCTATAGTATCTAGTGGAGGGGAAGAGTTTAAGCTACAAGAAGTTTTTGGCGGCGCTGTTCCGGCAGACTTCGACTGGAGAGAGTATTCAGTTATTAGGATGCCCGTAGATAGGCTTCCAGACGGATTTATGGATAGCGGTCAAATAGCTAGAGCAAAGGCCACTGTTCACTCAGGTATTTATCAGATGGAATATGGCGCCGTGTTTACTACGGACAGTCAGGGGTTTTTCAAGAGAAGTTTAATAGAATCATGCACAGCGTCTCAGATGAAGCCAATAACACTGCCTTCTGGAGATGTGTGTTTTGAAGCTATGCTAAAAGGCGATCCAAATAAAAAATATATTTTTGGTGTCGATCCTGCTTCCGAGGTTGATAATTTTAGTATAGTGGTTTTAGAGCTAAATAGCGATCATAGAAGAATAGTCCATTGTTGGACGACGACTAGAAAGCAACATAAGGAAAAGTTGAAATCGAAATTAGTAACGGAAGACGATTTCTATTCATACTGCGCTAAAAAAATAAGACAGTTAATGAAAGCTTTTCCTTGTGTTGAGATCGCTATTGACGCTCAAGGCGGCGGGATAGCAGTTGTAGAAGCTCTGCAAGACAGAGATAAGATTGGCGAGGGTGAAGTTCAAATATGGCCCACGATAGAGGACAAAGAAAAAGATACAGACTATCACTCTGGTTTACATATTCTTAAATTATGTCAATTTGCTAAGGCTGATTGGTTGGCAGAGGCTAATCACGGTTTAAGAAAAGACTTTGAGGATAGGTGTGTTTTACTTCCATTTTTCGATACGGCTAGCATAGGTCTATCTATTGAGCAAGATAAGGTTTCTGGTAGACAGTATGATACGCTTGAGGATTGCGTGATGGAGATAGAAGAGCTTAAAGATGAGCTTTCCATGAT